TCAGCGGCGGGCGGCGAAGTTCCGCAGGGCTTCTTCGAGAATCACATAGAGGTCGATGGCGAAGGGGTTGCCGTCCATCCGCATGTCGGCGCGCCGACGGTCGCGGATGGCGCGGGCCTCGGCGATCAGCTCGGCCAGGTCCTCGGCCGAGAGGCCCCCGCTTCCGGGCATCCGACCGGCGAAGCCGCCGGCGAAGGGCGGGTCTCCCAGCTCGGCGAGGCGCGCGGCCGCCTGGTCGCGGATGCCGCGCCAGTGGGCGATGCGGTTGAGATGGGCGCGGTCGGCCGGCAGCGGTGCGGCGAAGGGATCGAAGGCCGCGACCGGCAGGCCCGCCGCCGGCGGCCGCCGCTCCCCCTCCTCCTCGATCAGGTCGAGCACCCAGCGGCGGAACGCCTTGGCCCGCTCGGTCTTCGCCAGCATCGCCACCAGGTGGGCGCCGCGGAGGGAGAAGACGCGGACTTCGCGGCGCTGACCTGCGTGGTCAGATTGACCACTCAGGTCCCCCTGCACGGTCAGCTTGACCGTGCAACTCATGTCCGCGGTGAACTCGTCCTCGTTGCGCTGGTAGAGCCGATGGACGGCGCGGTCATCCGCATAGCCTAGCGCCTCGGCCAGGTCGCGTGCGGTGAACCACATCTCGCCGTCGCGGCGGATGACCTCGATCTCGGTATCTTCAAAGGTGAGCAGATCCAGCATCTCAAGCTCCTGTGATGGAGCCCGACGCCCGCTCGCCAAAACGGGTGGCCGGGCAACAGCGGGTTGGCGAACCGGCTCACAGGGACCGGCAGGCCCGAAGGCCTCCCACTGCGCCCGACCATAAAAGCCGCACCCATGGGGCGCGGCTTGCGAGCGCCTGTGAACGAAGCGGGTCGCCAAACCCGACGCGCCCTTTTTCGACGCGCAGTTGCATCGTAGGGTAAGCGCGACCGTCGTTCAAGGGTAGGCTCGCCCGTGGGCGAATCGCATTCTTCGGGGGGATTTGATGTCGCTCGCTCTTTGGGCCCTTATCGGGATACTTTGCAAGAAGTGGTGGCAGGTCCTGATCGGCGCCGCGGTGCTGACCGTCCTCGCGATGCTGAGGTTCGAGTTCAACGTGGGGCCGAACTTGCGCGAGTTGGGCTACGCGCCGAGATCCTTCGGCGCGGTGCTGCTGGGGACCTTTCCGCTGCATGTCGCCGGCTGCTTCTTCTTCTTCGGTGTCAAGCACCTGGTGAAACGGATCGCGCGTCGGGCTGATGCGCGGCGGGGCATCTCGTCGGATGACGCCCCGCCGCAGTCTTGAGGCGCGGCCCGCAGGCCGCGCCTCGATCTTTACCGCACCGGCTGGTTGGTCTTGAACCGCAGCGCGATCCCGACCAGGGCCTGCACGGCGGAGACGATGGCGACCTGCACCTCGGGCGTGAGGCCGAGGTCGAGGCCGGCCATCGTGGTCAGCGTCGCCACCAGGGCCACGACCTGGGCCCAGATGCTCTTCGAGGCCCAGAAGGGTTTCGCTTCCATGGAAGTCTCCTGTTCAGACGGAAGGCGAGAGGCTGGCGCGCAGCCCCTCGAGGAAGACGCCGGCGTAGCCAGCGACATCGTCGGCCCGGTCGAGGCCATTCACGCAGCGCCGCGCGTTCCGGAAATCCAGGTGGCCGGGGCGCACATGCTGGGACAGGCGGTCGCCGAAGACCCCTTCCAGCATCCCCTCCCAGATGACCTCCGATGCGATCTCGGGGCTCTTCACGAGGTCCGGGTTGCTGACCAGGTCCAGGCCCAGGCGCACGGACATGTCGGCGTAGTTGCGCAGCCAGGTGAGCTGCACGAAGCCGCGGCCGTGGTAGCGGCGGCGCTGATCGACGCGGGAGCCGGTCCCCATGAGGGGGAGATCTTCGCCGTAGGCCTTGCCGGCGCCGCGGCCGATCTCCTCCATGTGCAGGAAGCGCACCGTCTCGTGGTAAGCGGTCGCCAGCACATAGGCGGTCTTGCGCAGGCCTTTGCCGCGGCCGAGGCCCTGCTCGATCAGGAGGCGCAGGGGCGCCGCCTGCTTGGGCGGGAGCGAGCCGCGGAACAGCCGCGGCATGACGAAGGCCCCGAGGGCGTCGAAGTCGATGGCATGTGTGGTCACGTGGGTTCCTCCGAAGGCGGCGGCTGGACGGCGAGCATGACCGGCGGGTGGACCGAGCCGAGGATCGTGAGGCGCACCGCGCCGCCGGCGGCGAGTGCGGCGCGTTCGGCGGGGCTGGGCTCCCAGAGGCTGGTCATCTGATTGAAGCCGCCGACGTTCTCGTCCCGGATGGCGAGCGCGGTGAAATCGTCCTGGTCCTCGGCCAGCACCCGGGTCGCGTCGTGGATGCGGAGCGGCAGCATCACGCCCTCCCCGCCGGGATCGGCGCGCCGGGCGGGACGTCTCCGCGCGCCTCGAGCGTGTCGGCCGCCTCGCGGATCGCGGCGATCATCTGCGCGCGGTCGCCGTTCGAGACGTAGCCGCCATACCCGACGCCGCCCTCGGGGTTGGGCGTGCCGATGTGCAGGACGAAGACCATCCCCTTCGGCAGCTCCCGCTCGATGATCCGGGCGAGCTTCTGCAGCCGCGCCTCGCCCCGCCGGTAGAGCGTCAGGCGGCGTTCCTGTTCCGCCATCACGCCCTCCCGACCTTCGCCGGCGCTGCGATGCGCCGGGCGCCCCCGGCCCGCGCCGTCTGGGACAGATGCGCCAGGACGTCGGCGGCGTGCTCGTCGCAAAGCCCGCGCATGCGCAGGCGGAGAGGCATGTCCTCCCCGGCGTCGGCGCACGGCTGGGTCAGGATCACGACGTAGGCGCAGCCTTCCGGGATGAGCTGATCGAGCAGGCTCATGGCGATATCGGCGAGATGGGTGATCTCGGGGTTGCTGTCGGCGCCGCTCATGCCGCCCTCCGATCGTCGATCACCGAGCCGATCCACGGATCCGTCCCGGGCGGGCGTCGGCCCAGCTCGGCCTCGACGTCCAGGATCAGGCGGCGCAGGCGCTGCAGCTGGGGCGCCGCGTCGAGCTCCGTCGGCAAGGCGTAGACGCCCGACGCGGCCATCATCTGGTGCTCGGCCCGGATCTGGTCCTGCCTCGCGAGGAGCTGGCCGAGCTGGTCGCAGAGCGCGGCGTGGCAGCGCTCGAGGAGATGGGTGTTCATGCTTCGACCTCCGGTCGGTTCGCCGCCTCGGCCTTCGCGTGGGCGGCCGCAAGCAGGTCGAGCGCGTCGGCCACGCCGCGGTTTCTCGTGGCGAGATCCGCGAGCTGGGTCGCGATGCGGTCCAGCTCCTCGGCGTGATGGTTGGCCAGGTGCGCGAGGATCGCCCCGAGGCTCAGCTCACCCCAGGCGATGGCCTTGGCGACCAGGTCGCCGTCGTCGGCTTCGAGGGTCAGGCTCATGACTTGCGCCCTTCCTTCTGCGCCGCGGCGCGGAGCGCTGCGGCCTTCGCCTTGCGCGCCTTCCGCTCGGCCTGTCGGCGTTGCTGGCGGCTGCGAGCGGAGGTCTTGGGGGTCGCCAGCCAGATCGCGCGCTGGCGCTGCAGCCGCACCGCGGCGCGGCGCGTGCCGGCGCCGGGGGCTGCGTCGTGGAACCTCGTGTGCTTCAAGATCGCGTCTCCTTCTTCGCGCCGGCCGGCTTGCCCGGCCGCTTCATCGCCTGCACCGCCCGCCTGGCGCCGTCGAAGGCGGGCGGGTTGTAGGTCTGGCCCAGCCGCGGGTTGCGGTCGGACTGGTTGCCCAGGCCGTCGGCCCGGTCGCGCTCGGACGCGCCGCCCTCGCGCGACCACCACGCCCAGGAGCGGCGCAGGTCGCGGAACTGGACGTCGCGGAGCGAGGGCATGCGCTTCGCCGCCGCGGCGCGGACCTGGGCGAAGTGGTGCCGGAAGGTGTCGGCGGCGTAGGCCTGGCCCCCGAACGCCACGACGGGCGCGAGGGGGTCGGGCGCCGGCCCGCCGCCGGCGAGCTCGGCGAGGCGCGCGTCCAGCAGTGGCCGCAGCTCGTCATGGATCGGCATCGCCGCGTGCTTCGCCTCGGAGCCGGCCCGCGCCTTCGAGCGCTCGAAGGCCCAGACGAGGAGCGCCTCGCCCTCCTCCTCGCGCTCGATGAAGTCGCCGGCGCAGGCGGCGAGGACGTCGGTCTGCCGCTGGCCCTGATACCAGGCGATCGCGATCCCGAGCGCCACGCCCGGCCGCTGCAGCTTCTCGGCCGAGGCGAGCAGGTCGCCGAACTCCTCCCAGCTCACGACGCGGTCGCGGGGCGGCGGGGTCTCGAGCTTGAGCCGGAGCGCGGGATGATCCGTCACCCAGCCGACGAGCTCGCCGTAGGTCATGAGGACCGAGAGGACGCGGACGTCATGGGCGGCCAGCGAGGCGCCCTTTTCGCGGTAGAGGGTTTCGTACCACTCGTAGACGATGGGCTTGGTGAAGGCGGCGACGCGGGTGGCGCCCCACTTCTTCTCGATGCGGCGCAGGGTTTCGTCGTAGTCGCGCCGCGTGGCGGGTTTGAGCTTCCCCCACCGGGGCGACGCCCGGAACTTCGCGGCCAGGGCCGAGACGGTGCGCGTCGCGCCCGCCGACAGCATCGAGCCCTCGCGGGCGCGCTGCACGCGGCGGTTCAGCCCCTCCGCCTGGCGCAGCGACCAGGTCAGACGGTTCGGGTCGAGCTCCACGACCTCGAACCCCAGGTGGCGCTCCGCCGGCGTCGGCTCCCACCACAGGCGCCAGGATCCGTCCGCCCGCTCGCGGTCGCGCAGCCGCGGCGGGATCTTGCCGCCCTTCGCCCGCACCTGGTCGAGCGGCCCGACCGCCGATGGCTTGCGCGCGGGCGCTGGGGAGGCGCGGCGGCGCGTCACGCGGCGCCCGCCATGCGCAACATCACCGCGCGATCAGCGGCGAGGTCGGCGGCCGAGAGCCCGGGCACGCCTTCGACCGGCGGCAGCGGGCGATCCAGCCAGGCGAGGACCTCGTCCCGCCGCCAGAGGTATTCGCGGCCGGCTGTGCGGGCAGGCGGGGGGAAGTCCTCGTCCTCCTCGAGGCGCAGGCGGGCGTCGCGGAACGTGGCGGCCGAGGCGTAGCCCAGCAGCTTCGCCAGCTCGGCCGAGCGGATGAACACCGGCGGCCGCGTGTAGGCGGGGCAGGAGAGGGAGGGGCCGGGCGGGGTTCTCATTCCAGGCCCTCCGGCTTGCGGACCTGGCGGACGTTGCGCGTCGCCAGGCCGAAGGCGAGCCCGGCGAGGAAGCCGCCGAAGCCGGTCAGGAACAGGGCGGGCAGGAGATCCTCAGCCATCGGCGGGCCCTCCCGCGGTCAGGCCGAGGGCCGGGCGGCGCGGCGGCGGCGGCAGGGTCACGACGTTGCGCGCGACCGGGCGGCCGCGGCGGTCGCGCCAGGCCTGCAGGCGTTCGGCCAGAGCGCGCATCCGGGCGGCGTAGCGGCGGCGCGCGCGCAGCTCGTCGATGATCGCGGGCATGGTCAGACAGAGCAGCGCGACGCCGTCGGCGCTGGCGCGGTCCTGGGCGACGTCGCCGGCGGTGATCGCCAGGTGCGCCAGGAGCTCGTCGCTGATCGGCGGCAGCGGGGGCGGAGCGGGTTGCGGCATGAAAGTCCTCCTCGCAATGGGCGCGGAGGGCCATGTGTCGAGCTCCTCTGCGCTGTCGGACGCAGAGGTAACGTGAGATTATCGCACTTTCAAGCAGAAATGTGAGGTTGTCGCACTTATGAGATTTGCTGCGCGCGGCGCTAGAGGCCGCGCCACATGCAGGCCACTACACCCTTGATAACTACTCGTTCATGATCGACCACCATTGGGCGAGCGAAGTCGGGTCGGGCGCTGAGCGCAAATATGATGGGCGGCTCGAAGCGTCGGAGCACCAGCGAGGCATTCCCCGTGGCAATATCGAGGACCTCCGCCAGCACGTCGTCCCCGCGTTTCGCGGTCTCAGCCTTGAGGCGATCAGACACCAGACAGTCCCCTGGCTTATAGCCGCCGAGGATCATGTGCTCAGTCTTGACGATCCAAGCGGTTCTGTGAGCACCGGCTATTCCGAAGAGGCTGAAGTACTCGTCGGAATTGCGAACCCCTGTCCAATCATACTCTTCAAGCTCACTTGAGGGATGCGCCGAACGGCCGGCCATGGCTTTCGCCGCCGGATGATGAAGCCCCGCTTTTTCCAGCACGAGATCGATTGGGATCTGTAGCAGGCTAGCAAAAGCTGAAACCTCTTCCGGCTTCAGTTTTCGTTCACCGCTGTAAATTCTAGATATGACGGTTCGATCCCGCCCGATCTTCCGGGCGAGATCATCATTTGTCACGCCCATTTGGCGCTGAAGCTTCTTGAAGAACGATGCATCCATGCGGCGCAACATGAGAGCGCGGAGCCGCACATAGAAGTGCGGAAAGCTCTTGAAGATCGCACATGTGTGGCGTATCGACAGATATGTCCAACGCAGTGTCCCCCGTCGATGTCGTTGTCAGCCTCTTCGGCTCCCCGGGAGCTGTTGCGGAGGTCTGCGACCGCCATCGAACCGCGGTGTCGCATTGGCGACGTGCGGGGCCTCGGCGGGAGGCGGGCGACGTTCCGCCTCCCCACATGCGCAAGCTCCTCGCCCACGCCCGCGCCCACGGCATCCCCCTGACGGCCGAGCACCTGATCTTCGGCGCCACGCGCGCCGAGCTCGAGATCCTGCTTGACCGACGGAACCCCGACGCAGCGGCCACCCCCGCCGCGTCGGTGGCGGCGGAGTAGGCCCCGTGGGCCGCGTCGCTCCCCGCCCGGTCGCCGCGCCGCGTTGCGGGTTCCCGGCGCGGCGGCCGTCCCTCTCCTCCCTGGCCGCGGGAGTTGGCTGTCGCCTCGCCCGCGGCTCACTCCCCCGCCGCCGGTCCGTTTCCCTGCCTGGACGGACCGGCGGCGGGGATTTTTCGGGAGCGCAGGCATGACGCATCTCGGCATCAGCCCCGACGGCGACGGCTTCAAAGTCGAGGAGCTCACCTGGACCGAGATCGCCCGCTTCGCGCGGCGCGAGGACGCCGAGCTGTTCGTCTCGGCGAAACATGGCGGGCGCCCGCTGGACCCGGTCCGGATGGTCCCGACCTCCATGCTGACGCCGGAGCAGCTCGGGCAGCTCGACGACGCGCCGGAGCCGGATCTCGAGGTCGAGCCCCGGTGGTGGCCCCGCGGCGGGGAACTTTCGGGAGGTTCGGCATGACCGAGGACCGCCGGCCCAGACCCCACCGCAAGCGCGCCTCGGAGGTCGAAGACTGGTCGAAGCCCAAGGCGCCGACCCACCCGCGCGCCTGCATCTGCTGCGGCGTGCAGTTCCGTTCGGAGGGCGCGCATCATCGGATGTGCAAGTCCTGCCGGACGGGGGCATGGGATCGGAACCCGGCCTTTCCCGGGGCGGTGATCGAATGACCGACGCCCCCCGATCCCCCATCATCGCGTTCGGCCTGCACGCCGCCGCGCGGGCCATGGCCGCGAAGCTCCGCCCGCTGACCGAGGACGAGGCCGCCGAGCTCCGACAGCGGCTCGACTGGTTTCTGCCGGATCGGGCGGACCTGACCGAGGCGCTCGAGGCGTTCCTGGCCGAGGTCGGGCCGGAGGCCGACGTCGACGACGCCGCCCGCCAGACGGCGGCGGACGCTTTCCTGGCGCAGCTCGCCGCCCTCGAGGACGGCTTGACGATCGCCGAGGCGCAGGCCCGGCGCATCGCCGGCGCGATGGATCAGATCGAGTTCGACTGGCAGCAGAGGGCCGACCTGCGATGACCGCGCAGCCTGATCTCCTTGTGCACGAGGGGGGCCGCGACAAGGCCCCGGCCGTGCCGCCCCTCAACGACGCCGACAAGGCGCTGGTGGCCGTGCTGACGGCGGCCATGCTGTGCCGCCGCTCGCACCCCTCCCACCTGGCGCTCGCCCTGCGGGACGTCGAGGACCTGCTGCCGCGCACGACGCCGCTGCACCCCGTCACGCAGGGTCTGGTGAGCGCGGCCCGAGAGCTGCTCGGCCTGGGCGACCTCGAGGATCCGGAGCTGGATCGCTCGGGCGCCTGGTGGCGGGCATGGTATGCGCTCGAGGGCGCGCTGGCGCTGACGTGGGTCCGCCGCGCGGGCAAGGCGATCGAGGCGGCCCAGAGCGTGCAGCCCGGGGGGCGGGCATGAGCGCCGACGTCTCCCTCCTGTCCCGCGAGGACCTCGAGATCCGCTGCCTCGAGCTGATCGAGCGCTGCACGGCCCTCGAGGAGGCGCTCGGGCTGACCGGAGACGCCCAGCCGCGCAACTGGCGCGTGCCCCTGACGCCGGCGCTCGGGCGGATGCTGGCCGTCCTGCTCAACGCCAGGCCTGGGCGGCCCGTCTCGCGGCAGCTGCTCTCCGAGGTTTCCGCGCGGGACCCGCTGGACCCGCCCCTGTCCAACGCGGTCGAAGTGCAGATCCGGAACCTGCGCAAGCTGCTCCGCGACGCGGGGCTGCCGCACGACGCGATCCACACCGTGGTCGGCGAGGGCTACTGCATCCACCCCGACCACCTGACGGCCATGCGCAACGCCTTCCTGTGCGACGACGGGCGGCTGTTTGGATGACCCGCGGCCTCTCCGACTTCCAGGCGATCGTCGCCCAGCTCAACGCCCAGCCCGAGGCGGTGGCCCGGCGCTACGCCCCCAACGGGCGGCGCGACGGGCCGACCTGGCGCGCGCTCAACCCCGGCCGGGTGGACCGGCATATCGGGAGCTTCTGGGTCAACGTCACGGGTCCGCACGCCGGGCGCTGGCACGACAGGGCGACGGGCGAGGGCGGCGACATGCTGGACCTGATCCAGCTGGCGCTCGGCTGCGACCGGGCCGCGGCCGTGCAGGAGGCGCGGGCCTTCCTCGGGATCGCCGACCAGGAGACGCCGGAGCAGCGCCGCCTCCGCCATGAGGCGGCCCTGCGCGCGCAGCGGGCGGCCGAGGAAGCGAAGGCCCAGGCGGAGCGGGAGGCGCTGCAGAAGCGGGGCCGCGCCCGGGCCCTGTGGCTGGGCGGCAAGCCCCTCGAGGGGACGCCGGCGGCCGCCTACCTGGCCGGGCGCTGCGTCGGGCCCGCCGACCTCGGCCGCGCCCCCGGCGCGCTGCGCTTCGTGCCGCGGCTGCGCTACTACCACGAGGACGAGGAGACCGGCGAGATCTTCGAGGGCGCATGGCCCGCGATGGTCGCCCAGATCCATGGTCCCTGGCAGGCCGACGCCCCGCCCGAGGCCATCGGGACGCATATCACCTGGCTCGCGCCCGACGGCCGCGGCGGCTGGGGCAAGGCGCCCGTGCCGGCCCCGAAGAAGATCCACGGTCAGCACAAGGGCGGCTTCATCCGCCTGTGGTCCGGCTGGGGCCCGCGGTCAGGCAAGAACCGCCCGCTCGCGCAGGCGCGCGACGGCGCCCGGGTCTTCATCTCCGAGGGCATCGAGGACGGGTTGAGCGCGGCCGTGATGCTGGGCCGGGAGCCGGACACCTACGTCGTCGCGGCCCTGAACCTCGGCAATATGGAGGCGATCGTCCTGCCGCCGGCGCTGACCGAAGCCACGATCATCGCCGACCAGGACCCGGGCGAGAAGCAGCGCGCCGTCATCGACCGCGCCGCCGCCCGTCTCGCGGCCGAGGGCCGGCGCGTCCGCGTCTGGCGGAACCACCACGGCGGCAAGGACCTGAACGACGCGCTCCGCCAGGCGCGGGCACAGGAGCGCGAGGAGGGCGCAGCATGATGATCCCCAAGAAACTTCCGAAGCTCGGAGAGAAGGCGGGCGACGCATCTGGATCGGAACGCGACCCGGTGGGGTTTCACGGCGATCTCGCCCGTGAGGCCACCGAGCGCTTCCTCGACCAGGCATCCAACCTGCCGGTTCTGGTGCAGGGCCTGGCGGTGCTGGCGCTGCGGCTGCAGGGGCCCATGACCTGCGCGGCTGACGCCCAGGCGCGCATGGAGTTCTCCCTTCTCCGCGCTCAGGCGCGCGCCGAGGTCAAGCGTCTGGGGGTGCTGGTCGACGAGCTTTCGAGCCTGGTCGAGCCGACCTGCGAAATCGACTTCTAGAGGGGGGCGTCGAATGCGAACCGAAACCAAGATCGCCCGCGTCCAGGACGCGCCTGATCGCGCGGCCTACTGGGCGCACGTCGGAATGCGCGGCAAGGCTCGCGGGATCCTCAAGGAGGCCCGGGACCTGGCGGCGGCCGCGCGCAAGGAGCTCGACGCGCAGCGCGAGCAGCTGCAGGCGGCCCAGGAGGCCGTCACGGCCGAGCTCGCCAGGCTCGACGAGGCCGCGCGGTGAACGGCGTCGACGGCTACGGCTCGGCCGCGCGCGGCCCCCGCTCCCACGAGGAGGTCCGGCCGCTGGTTCTGGTGGGCGGCGAGACCCACCGGAGCCTGACCTGGGCGGCGCAGGCCTACCGCGTGTCGACCTCGATCATCGCCGAGGCCTGGAACGACCGCGTTCCGGTCGCCGCCGTCGTCGCGGCCCGGAACCGGCGGGCAGGTCTGACGTGACGGCCGGAGAGGGGGGCAAGAAGCCGTCGCTGCGCGTCCTGAAAGGCGAGCTCGAGAGCGCGCCCGAAGCCGCCGCGCCGGGCGGGCAGGGCGCCGGCCAGGAGCTGAGCGACAAGGCCCGCGACCACGTCGAGAAGACCACCGGCAAGCGTCCCGGCAAGCGCCAGGGCCCGCCCTCGGGCGACGCCCGGCCCGGCGAGATCTGGCGCGACTGCCCGGTGAAGGCCCTGGGCGTCCACGGCGCGACGAGCTGGTATGTCGACTGGCTCGGCCAGGTCCGCGACGTCCGCAAGCACGATCGCGACACCATCCTGCACATCTTCGGCGGGCGCGAGGACGTCCTGCGCCAGCACTACAAGCGCACCACCAAGGGTGGGGACGTCGTCATCGGCTGGGACCAGGCGAAGGCCGCGGCCGCCATGCAGCGGGCCGCGGCCGAGCAGGGCATCTGGAACCCGCTGCAGCGCCTGCGCGGCCTCGGCGCCTGGCTCGACGGCGACGGGGGCGTGATCCTGCACTGCGGCGACGCGATCCTCCATCGGGGCGAGTGGAGGGACCCGGGCGAGATCGACGGATACGTCTACCCGTCCGACGCCCGCATCCCCCGCCCCCTCGCCCCCGACGCGAAGACCGAGGGCGCCGCCGGGAAGCTGATGGCCTACCTCGAAAGCTGGCGCTGGCAACGGGGCGAGCTGGACGCGATCCTGCTGCTGGGCTGGATGGGCTGCGCCATGTTCGGCGGGGCCCTGCGCTGGCGCCCGCTGGTCTGGCTGACCGGCGACGCCGGCACGGGCAAGAGCACCCTGCAGGACCTGATCGGCCACGTCCTGGGCGGCGAGGGCGCGCTGCTGCAGAGCTCCGACGCCACCGCGCCCAGCCTCTGGCAGACGCTGGGGTGCAAGTCCCTGCCGGTCGCCCTCGACGAGGTCGAGCCGGACGTGGACGCGCGGTCGAAGCTGACCGCCATCATCAAGTTTGCGCGCCAGGCCGCCTCGGGCGGGCTGGTGATGCGCGGCGGGGCCGACCACAAGGGGCAGGAGTTCCGCGCCCGGTCCTGCTTCCTGTTGTCCTCGATCCTGCGCCCGGCGATGCTGGACCAGGACCTGAGCCGCATGGCGCTCCTCGAGCTGGACCAGCTCGGCCGAGGCGCGAAGTCCCCCGTGATCCGCCCCGACGAGATGCGGCGGATCGGGCAGGCCCTGCGCACGCGCATCCTGCTGCGCTGGGGCGACTGGGGCGAGACGCTCGAGCTCTACCGCGCCGCCCTCGCCGGGAAGGGGCACAGCGCCCGCGGCGCGGACCAGTTCGGCACGCTGCTCGCCATGGCCGACCTGTGCCTGCGCGACACCGTCCCGACGCCGGCGTGGTGCGAGACCTGGGCCGAGAAGCTCGCCGCCCACGTCATCACCGACCAGGTCGATCAGGCGCGCGACTGGCAGCGCTTGGCGGGCCATCTGCTGACCCAGCAGCTGGATCCCTGGCGCAAGGGCGTCCGCTACTCCGTCGCCTCCCTGTGCATGGCGGCGGCCGATATCGGGACCTTCAAGGACGGTCGCGCGCCCTCGATCGAGCCGCAGGAGGCCAACGGGATCCTGCGCGACAGCGGGCTCCTGGTCGAGGGACGCGGCTTCGAGGCTCGCCTTCTGGTTGCCAACCGTCACGCCCAGCTGTCGAAGCTCCTCGAGAACTCGATCTGGTGGGCGCCCCCCGGACAGACGGGCGTCTGGATGCAGTCGCTGCGCCGCGTGCCGGGCGCCGAGGCCTCCGCCGGCCGCCGCTTCGGCGGCTTCAACGTGCGGTGCATTTCCGTTCCGCTTCCGACGCTTCTGGAGCTGCAGCCGGAGGGCGACGAGCCCAGCCCTCCGGACCTCTCCGGGCCCCCTGACCCCGCCGAAGACTGGATCGACTGAGGAGCCGCCGCCGATGGTCCGCACCCGCACCCGCCGGTCCCTTTCGCCCGCGCCCGGACCCGTGTACAGATGCCTTGAACCGCGGCCTGCGGCCGCCTCCGCTCGCGCGGAGGTTGCGCCCGGGCGGGGGTTTGGGGCTGAAACCGGATCGACGTCAGGTTTCATTCAGGTTTCAGCCGAGTTTCAGGGTTTCGCGAGCCATTCCAAGGGCTTGCGCCGCTCTGAAACCGTGAAACCGGAAATCGCCTCCCGCGTATGCGCAATGCGCGCGATCACACGCGCGCGCGCGCATGGTCGGTTTCACGGTTTCATCTATACCTATCTATATGGAAATAAAGATAAAAGTCTGAAACCGGGGCTGAAACCAGCCCGAAACCGGGATGAAACCCGGTTTCAACGCCTCGCCTCCATCCCGGCCAACCCGCTGAAACCCTTAAACAAAGCGGGGATTTTGGCATGAGCGGCGGCGAGAAGACGGCTCAGGCGCAGCGCCTGGCGGCTGAGGCGGCCGACCGGATCGGCTCCGCCCGGCAGGCCGGCGAGCAGCTGTCGCTCCTGGCCGCGCCGGAGCCCGCCGCGCCTGTCGCCCAGGACGAGGGCGAGCGCCGCGGGCCCGGCCGGCCGCTGGGGTCGCGGAACCGGGCCAAGCGGGCCGAGCTGCGCAAGCTGTTCGCCGCCCGCGGCTGGGCGATGCCCGAGGACCAGCTGGCCCGCCTGGCCGGGCTGGACCTGGGCGGCGGGGACCTGTTCACCCAGGCGATGGCGCGGGCCGAGCAGCTCCTCGCCTGGGCTCAGGACGGCGCGCGGGAGGAGGACGACGGCGAGGGCAACAAGGCGGTCCCCGCGCCCACCATGGGCCAGCGCCTGAGCCTCGCCCTGTCGCTCCTGGGCGAGATGCGCAAGGCGCAGGAGGCGCTCCTGCCCTACGGCCTGGCGAAGGTGACGCCGGACACGGCCGGTGCGGCTCCGCCGAACTTCATCGTCCTGCCTGGCCAGCCTGTCCAGAGCCAGCCGGGCGACGGCGCTCGGGTGGTCGAGGGTCAGGCGCGGCCGGTCGGCCCGTCCGACTTCGCCCCGCCGCCGATGCCGGGCGATTTCCAGCGAAATCAAGGGCTTGCGGATGACGTGGATCCGGAGGACGAGGCATGATCTCGGACGCTCCGGTCAAGTGCTTGACGGAAAAGGGGAAAACCCCGCTCCGGCAGCTTATCAAAAATCAGCGGGACGGACGCTCGGGCCCGGCGCTCGCGCCCTCGCCCTGGCGCGCGCTCGCCCTCGCGGCCGCGGCCGCGCTCCCGCCCGCGCCCGCCCGCGCGCCCGGCCGCGCCCGCCCCCCCGGGCTCGCGCGCGCGCGCCGCGCGCCCGGCCGCGCCCCCGGGGGGGCGCCCGCGCGCCTCTTGAGGATGCCCCTCTCTCCGACCCCATACGGCCTTCCGGGCTCCTCCGCGGGTCGAGGCAGAGCGCGAACCTGGGGAGCCCTGTTCGGGGTCGGGGGTGCGGCGTGACCGGAGCTGAGGGGATCGGGGCGGCGAAGGCCGCCGAGCTGGAGGGCCTGGGGGCGGCCGATGCGGTGCAGGAACTGCACGGCGGGGCTACCGGGGACATGCCCTCCGTCAGCCATCTGACATTCCCGGGCCCGGTCGCACAAGCGTTCTTCGCGGACGACGCCGACGTCCTCGGGATCCAGGGCCCGGTCGGCTCGGGCAAGACGACGACGGCGATGCTGAGCCGCGTCCGGCGCGCTCGGATGATGCCGCGGTCGGTGAAGGACGGCGTGCGCTACTACAAGCTCGGCCTGGTCCGCGAAACCTACCGCCAGCTCTGGGCCACCACGATCCCGTCCTACCTCGAGACGATCCCGAAGGCCCTGGGGACCTGGGCGGGCGGGCGCGGGGATCCGGTCAGCCACACGGTGCGGTTCGAGGACGAGTTCGGCGAGATCGAGTTCGTCGCCGAGTTCCTCGCCTTCGGGGACAACGTGATCGAGGCCATGCGCGGCTGGCAGGTGACGGACATCTACGGGAACGAGGGCGACACCCTCCCCGTCGAGGTCCTCACCACCGGGATCGGCCGCGTCGACCGCTACCCCGCCCGCGAGCATTTCGAGGGCTACCCGCCCCAGCTGCGCAGCTGGGGGCAGATGGTCTTCGACTTCAACGCCCCGGACGAGGAGAACTGGACCTTCCGCGTCTTCCACAACGAGCGCGAGCGCAAGCGGATGGCCGAGGAGCTGTCCGCTGGCCTCCCGCCGGGCGCCAAGCCGGTGCGGATCGCCTTCCACCGTCAGCCGGGCGGGCGCGAGGAGGGCGCGGAGAACCTGCAGAACCTCGCGCCGGGCTACTACGCCCGTCAGATCGCGGCCATGCGCCTCGCCGGGCGGTCCGACCAGGTCACGCGCCTGATCGACAACAAGCCCGCGTTCACCCGCGCGGGCGCCCCGGTCTTCGAGAAGGAGTTCAACCCGGCGTTCCACGTCGCGCAGACGAAGATCCCCGCGGATCCCGACCTGCCGCTGCAGATCGGGCTCGATCAGGGCTTCACCCCGGCTGCGGTGGTCGGCCAATTCCGCCCGAACCGGGGCTGGCGGATGCTGGGCGAGCTGATGTTCCCCCTCGAGCACCTGCTCGCGCGGGTGTTCGGCGAGCGGCTCGCCGACTTCCTCGACGAGAACTGGCCGGGGCACCCGCTCGGGCGCGCCTGGGGCGACCTGGCGGGCGAGGCCGGCGCCGCGCAGGCCGAGGAGAGCGCCACGTTCAACCGGATCGTGGGCCAGGCGATCGGCGTGCGGGTGCGGCCGCAGACCCGGGGCGGAAACCGCATCCAGCCGCGCCTCGAGGCGGTGCGCGCCTGGCTCGACTTCGTCCGCGAGGGGGAGCCGGGCCTGCTGATCGACCCCCGCTGCCGCTTCCTGCGCGGCGGGATGGAGGCCCGATACGTCTGGGCCGAGGAGGTCGACACGTCGGGCAACAAGCGGAAGGTCCCGAACAAGCGCCTGGTCGAGGCGAACGTCATGGACGCGGCGCAATACCTGATCCTCGGCGAGCCGCTGCCGCACGGCGCCGGCGTGACCGGCGGGGGCTTGCCGCGGGCGAGCGCGCTCGCCCGGCAGGGCGCGCCGGATCGCGCCGGCGGCCTCGAAACCGGGTGGGACGTGACGAACCCCTATGCCGGGGGCGCGCGATGACGAGCCGCGCGATCCTCACCGGGCGTCCCTGGCGCGACCTGAGCCTGACCCCGCTGCAGCCGCGCGCCGCGCTCGAGATCCTCGGGGACCTCGACGCCTGCGACCGGCGGGAGGCGGCGCTGGCGTTGGGCGGCGCCTGCGATGCGGAGGATCTCCTGCGCGGCTTCCTGCACCGGCAGCAGCAGGGCGCCCACGTCTTCGTCGCCTGGTCGCACAGGCCCGAAGGCGGCGCCGCGCCGCTGGCCGTGCTGGGCGTGGACGAGCTCCTGGCCCGCGGCGTCGGATCGGCCGCCCTGCTGGCGCGCCCGCATCGCCGCTGGGCGGGCCCGCTGCGCGCGCTCGCCTACGCCCTCCGCCAGGACCTGCCGCTCTGGGCGCGTGCGACCGGGTTTCACCGGCTCGAGGCCCGGTCCTGGGCGGAGCATCCGACCGCCGGCCGCCTCCTGCGCGGCATCGGCTTTCGCCACGAGCTGCGCATGCGCGGCTTCGCCGGCGCCGCCGGCGACTTCGACCTCTACGCCCTGTCCACTGACGCAGGAGGCCCTGCCAATGTGTAATCCGGCACCTCTCACAACGAAAATGCGGCGGTTGCTGTATTCGGCGCGCCGCGATCCTCGCGGCCTCTCGCCGTCTGAGCAGACGGCGTACTGGCTGATGACGCGGCGGGCGTGGCGCGCGCTCAAGGCTGAAACCGCCCTCTTCGGTTTCAAGCATCAGGGGGGCCATTCCCGCCGGTTCGCGGGCCTGCCTATCCGCATCACCGTGAAGGATCGCACCAATGGGCCGGACGTCGAACTTGTGACCCGCCACGCCCTCGAAATTCGTCTTGGAGACTGACCATGTGCATCGGCGGAAGCGTGCCCAAGCCCATCGCGGCCCCCATCGTCCCGACCACCACCAGCACGGAGGCGAGCGTCGGCAGCGCCTACGCCCGCCGCATGCAGCAGATGCGGGCGGGCGCGGCGGCGAACATCCTGACGTCGCCGACCGGGATCCCGGCCGGGCGTCCCAGCAACCGCCAGATGGGGGGCGCGTGAGATGCCCGACGAGAAGGATCCGCGCGCCGTCGCGGCCATCGACGCCTGGTCCTCGCTGAAAGGCGAGCGGGCGCACCACGAGCAGGACTGGGAGGAGCTCGCCCGCCTGATCCGCCCGCAGCGGGGCAACTTCACCGCCGCGGCGCCCGAGCTGCCGCGCAACGAAAAGCCCCTGTCCTCGGCCCCCATCGTGGCGCAGTCGAACTTCGCCTCGGGGCTCTACGGGACCCTCACGAACCCCGCCAATCGCTGGTTCGAGCTCGGCACCACCGACCAGGCGCTGGCCGACTTCCAGCCCATGCGGGAGTGGCTGGACGTCGCCTCGCGGATCACGCTGGCGAGCTTCGCCCCCAGCGTCTCGCCCTTCTACAGCCAGGCGTCGCAGCTGTTCGGGGATATCTCCACCTTCGGGAACGCCGCTCAGTATGGCGAGCAGCCCGCGGGCGAGCGCCGGTTCCTCGACGTGACCCTGTCGCTGGCCGAGGTCGTCGTCTCGATCGACGCCTACGGCCGGGTGGACGAGTGGGTCCGGCGCTTCAAGCTGGGCGCCACGGCCGCGGCGCGGCGCTACGGCCTCGAGGCCCTTCCCGAGCGGATCCAGACCGCGGCGATGAAGGGCTCCCGCGACAGCTTCGTGTTCTTCCAGCACGTCCACATGAACGACGGGTGGCGCAAGGGGATGCTCGGGCCCCGCGGCAAGCGCTGGTCCTCGATCCACGTCAGCGAGGAGGCCGCCGCGGTCGTGAGGCATTCGGGCTATGCCGACATGCCGGTGGATTTCCCGCGGTGGGACGTCGAGACGGGGCAGGGCTACGGCCGCGGCCCGGGCTGGATCGCCCTCGCCGAGGCCCGCAAGCTCGACCTCTTCGAGCGGGCGAACCTGCGCGCCGCGCAGCGCGCCGCGGATCCGACCCTCCTCGCGCCCGAGCGGGAGGTCATGCCCCTGCGCGGCCGCGTCCGCCCCGGAGAACTGGTCTACGGCGGCGTCGACGCGGCGGGGCGCAAGATGCTGCAGACCCTCGACACCGTGTCGGGCGTGCCCCTGACGCTCGAGATGAAGGAGCGCGCGGTCGAGCATATCCGCGACGCCTTCCATTGGAGCCTCATGAACCTCGCTGGCCGCACCGGCATGACGGCGACGGAAGTGATCGAGCGGCAGGAGGAGAAGCTGCGCCTCATGGCCCCGCACATGGGGCGCGTGCAGGAGGAATACCTGGCCCCCAAGATCGCCCGGCGCTTCCGCCAGCTGATGAGCGCCGGACAGATCCCGCAGCCGCCGCAGGAGGCCCGGGGCGCGGACCTGACGATCGAATACACCTCGGCCGCCGCCATGGCCGCGCGCTCGGCCGAGGGCGCGGCGACGGTCCGCCTCCTCACGGATCTCGCCCCGCTCGCCCAGACCAATCCGCGCGTGTGGGACCGGCTCAGCGAAGACGACATCGTCGAGGTGCTGGCCGAGGCCCGCGGCGCGCCGGCGCGCCTCCTGCGCTCGCGCGAGGAGGCCGACAAGCTCGGCCAGGCCCGCGCCCAGCAGGAGCAGGGCGCCCAGCTGCTGGCGGCCGCGGAGGCCGGCGGCGGGATCATGAAGGACCTGGCCGCCGCCGGTGCGCCGGAGGCGGCGGGATGACCAGAGACCACCGCTATCGCACGACGGATTTTCCAGTGGCCTGTAACTGCAGGAGCGCAGGCGAGTGCAGTTGCCACATGTGGGGTGACTTCGACGAAGTCGCCGCCCTCAACGCAATGGTCGACGCCTTCGCCGCTGAAATGAAAGCGAAGCTTGAAGCTTCGTGGCGAAGAAAGGGAAAGGGCGGATGGGACAGCCCGAATTGGCACCCTGATCAGATCTTGGCGGCCCTCCGCGAACACGTCGACAAGGGCGACCCGATCGATGTCGCGAACTTCGCGGCGTTCCTGTGGAACAGGACGCCCGGGCGAGACGGCGGGCCGGGCGAATGAAGATCTTCGACCGCATCGCCGTCGCCTTCTCGGCCCTGTTCTTCGAGCCGACGCAGGCCGGACGCCGGATCATCAGGCAGGCCGTCTCCCGGCGCGCCGCGCGCTGGGGGCGGGCTTGCACGGCGGAGCCGCGCCTGGCGGCCGACGTCCTCGCGCTGGGGGGCGTGCTGGCGCTCGGCCCCCGCGACCAGACCGGGGCGCCCGAGCTGGCGCCCGAACACCTGGCCTACGAGGCAGGCCGGCGAGAGCTCGCGCTCGAGCTGGTGGCGCTCATGGGCCTGACCCCTTTCGAGCTTCGCGAACAGATGATGGAGGAGCACCATGCGACCCAGGATGACGATCGTTCCGGTCTGGCTTGACCGGCTGCTGCGGGCCCCGGCGGATGGCGGGCAGGGCGGCGATGGCGGCGGCGGCCAGGGCGGCGAGGGCGGCCAGGGCGGCGGCGAGGGCGCGGGCCAGGGCGGCGCGGGCGACGGCGGCGCGGCCGGCGCGGGCGGCGAAGGCGGCGCGACGGGCGGCGGCGATGGAGGCCAGGGCGACGGCGGCGCTGGCGGAGGCAAGGGCGACGGCAAGCCCTGGTGGGAGCGCGACGGCTTCCTGAAGTCCGACGAGGTCGACTGGCTTCGGTCGAAGGGTTTCAACCAGGAGCTCACGCCCGAGCTGATGGCGCGTGCCCTGCGCAGCTACCGCGCCGCCGAGACCAAGATGGGGCGGCCTGCCGACAGCCTCATGGACAAGCCGGGGAAGGACCAGCCGGTCGCGGAATGGATGAAGGCGAACCGCGAGCTGTTCGGCCTGCCGGAGGCGCCCGACGGCTACGAGATCAAGCGCCCCGACATGCCCGAGGGCGTCACGTGGGACGAGGGTCTCGAGACGAAGTTCCGCGAGATCGGCCACGCCAACGGCATGACGCCTGCTCAGATGCAGGCGAGCGTCGACATGTTCGCCGAGATGCGGAAGACCGAGTTCGAGACCCTGGCGACGGAGCTGCAGACGGCGGGCGAGGAAATGCGCCAGCAGCTCGAGCGCGACTGGGGCGACCAGTATTCCGCCAAGGTCAAGCAGGCGCAGCAGGCGGCCCAGGCGATGGGCGAGAAGGCGGGGCTCGACACCGAGCAGATCCTCTCGATCGGCCAGCTCCTGAAACCCAAGGTCGGCGACGCCGGGATCATGCGGCTGTTCGCGGCGATCGGCGCGGCGATGGGCGACGACGGTTTCGTCCCCGGCGCCGGCGGCGGCCCGGGGATCGGCATGACGCCCCAGGAGGCGAAGGCCGAGCATGATCGGTTCGTCGGGCTGGACGGCGAGTATGGGAAGGCCTACCGCGCGGGCGATCAGCCGAAGATGCGCGAGCTGAACGCAAAGCGCCTGCAGTTGCTCAAACTGGCCTCTGGTCAGGGCTGAGGATCGCCGGAGGTGGCGAGCGCATCGCATTGTTCGGCGATGCGGGCGCGCGCCTCCTCCGTCGCGATCAGGCACGGGAAAGACCAGAACGTCACGTCCGGTTCGGGCGCCGGCGTCGGACGCTCGGGCGCGGCGCAGCCCGCGACCATGAGCAGGGCACTGCAAACAATGGGAGAATATCGCATCTCAACTCGCCTGTTGAATGACCGGGCAGCTTATTTTACATTCGGGGTGCGCGCCGAAAAAGGGTGCGCCGGGATTGACAGCCCGTTCGTTCACAGGCGCTCGTAAGCCGCGCCCTAGGGTGCGGCTTTTATGGTCGGGCGCAATGGGAGGCCTTCGGGCCTGCCGGTCCCTGTGAGCCGGTCTGTCAACCCGTTGTTGCCCGGCCACCCCGAGTTGACAGTCGGGCCCCGGGTTCATCACAGGAGCCCGACATGCTGGACCTTCTCAGCTTCGAAGATACCGAGATCGAGGTCATCCGCCGGGACGGCGAGATGTGGTTGTCCGCCCGCGATCTGGCCGATGCGCTCGGCTACGCCGACATGAGCTCGGTGCTGCGGCTCTACCAGCGGAACGAAGACGAGTTCACCTCGGACATGACCGCAATCATCAAGCTCGGCAAAGGCACGGTCAATCTGACCGCACCTTCGAACGCACAGGAGACCCGCGTTTTCTCCCTCCGCGGCGCTCACCTGGTTGCGATGCTGGCGAAGACCGAGCGGGCCAAGGCGTTCCGCCGCTGGGTGCTCGACCTGATCGAGCAGGAGGGGGACCGCCGGCCGCCGGCGGCGGGCCTGCCGGTCCCCGCGCTCGACCCGTTCGCCCCCTTCCTCCCGGCCGACCGCGCCCACCTGAACCGCATCGCCCACTGGCGCGGGATCCGCGACCAGGCGCAGGCCCGCCTGGCCGAGCTGGGCGAGCCACCCCTCGCCGGCGGTTTCGCCGGCCCGATGCCGCGGGTGGGCGGCCTCTCGGCCGAGGACCTCGCCGACCTGATCGCCGAGGCCCGGGCCATCCGGGACCGCCGGCGCGCCGACGTGCGCATGGACGGCAACCCCTTCGCCATCGACCTCTACGTGATCCTCGAAGAGGCGTTGCGGAACTTCGCGGCACGCTGAACGCGAAAACCCCTTGACAGGGGATTCGGCGTCTCGGCATTTTCCTCCTCGCCGGCGGCCTTCGGGCCCCCGGCAGTCCGGGCAACCGCAACCCCAGCGGTCCGGCTGACCGCGGGAACAGACCGCCGCCCCACGCCTGCGCATGGCGAGGAAGGGTCCGGCGTTCCGGGCAACCCTACCGGCAACCTCCTGTCATTGGTCGCCTGTAGGGAAATCCCATGCCGTTCGACCAGCTGGTGGAAGCCCACCACCGCACCACCTTCAAGGCCACGTTCGAGCTCGCGCTGCAGCAGAACGGGTCGAAGCTCCGCCCGCACGTCGGCGAGACGGCGTGCTCCGGCGAGGGCGCCACGGCCGCCGACATCATCGGGAAGGTCGACTACCAGCGCGGTTCCGGCCGCCGCCGTTCCAACATCGAGAACGTCCCCGGCCGGACCCGCCGCTGGCACGTCTTCCCGGACCCGCTCGAGACCGGCCAGTATCTCGACAGCGTCGACAAGTTCCGCATGATCGAGGATCCGACCTCCAAGCTGATGATGGCCCATACGGCCGCGATCGGCCGCGGGATCGACGACATCATCCTCGGCATCAACCCGGACGGGACGCTCTACCAGGGCGGCATCCTCGGGCCGATCTCCGAGGGCAAGCAGCCGGGCTCGGGGACCAAGGCGCTGCCGTCCGCCCAGGTCACGGTCCACGGCGGGACCGGCCTGACCATCGAGAAGCTGCGCAAGGCGCGCAAGCGGCTCGGCCTCGACGAGAACGACCTGGACCGGGTGACGCCGATCATGGCGATCACCATGAACCAGGACGACGACCTGCTGGGCATCGTCGAGAGCGCTTCGGCGAACCTCAACATGCTCGAGCAGCCGCATATCGTCGACGGCAAGGTCACGCGGCTGATGGGCTTCCAGTTCGTCCGCATCAACCGCCTGCCCAAGCTGCAGACCAACGTCAGGTCCTGCCCGGTCTGGATCAAGGACATGGTCGAGCTGGGCGTCTGGCAGGACGTGAAGCCGGACATGTGGAACGACACCCACGCCCGCAACACCCCCTACATGCACGCCGACGCCTGGATGGACTGCGTCCGCATCCAGGACGAGGGCGTGCACGTCGCGGAGTGCACCGAGAGCTGACCGGCCGGGCCGGGCGGCTTCGCCTGGCCCGTCGCCTTCCCTCTCTCCTTCCGAAAGGGCCTGAGCCATGGCCGTCGTCAACGGCATCTCGAACCTCTTCCGCTCCCCGATCGCGCTGGGCGCCGTGCCCGACGCGGTGCAGGTCAAGGGCGTGCGCCGCTGCGCCGTGGGGACCGTCGCGAACGCGAGCACCGACAGCAGCGGGTCCACCTACAAGCTGTGCTCGATCCCCTCCCACGCGATCATGCATCCGGACACGCTGCTGGACGTCGAGAACTGGGGCTTCGCCCAGGTGGTGATCGGCTCGAAGGAGGCCCCGGACGCGCTGCTGGACGTGGCGAAGTCCGCCGCCACCACCCAGGCGCCGTTCGCCTGGGGCGACGCCAACCACGGCAAGCGCCTGTGGGAGGTGCTGGCGCTCGCCGCGGACCCGGGCGGGCTGATCGACATCTACGCCACGGCCGAGGCGAACGCGACTGGCGCGGGGTCGATGCCCTTCGCCTTCGAGTGGATCGACAACCAGTGATCCCGCCGGCCGGGGCGCGGTGACGCCCCGGCCGATCTTCCCTCGAGCTCGGATGCGACCATGACGAAGCACTACTACGGCACAAAGCGCGTCACCGCCTGGCCGGAGGCCCGCGACGGCCGCGACGGCTATGCCGTTCGCTACGAAGACGGCTACACGAGCTGGTCCCCGGCGGACGCCTTCGAAGCCGCCTACAAGCCGAACGGGTCGCTGGATTTCGCCGGCGCCATCACCGCCCTCAAGGAGGGGCGGAAGGTCGCCCGCTCCGGCTGGAACGGGAAGGGCATGTGGATCGCGCTGACGCCCGGCTCCACCTTCGATGCCAGCTTCGCGAAACCCGGTCATGCCTCGAAGCATCGGGCCGACGAGCTTCGCCATGAGCCGTGCGGTCGCGACGACGTTCCGATGATCGTGCTCGCCCCGCATATCGACATGCGCGCGGCGGACGGGACGATGGTCGTGGGCTGGCTCGCGTCCCAGACCGACATGCTGGCCGAGGACTGGTTCGTCCTCGGGGTCCCGGTCCTCTGATCCCGCCGGCCGGGGTGCGCTGACGCCCCGGCCCCTCCCGCCTTCAAGGCTTCCGAGGCGCCATGTCGATCGCCGCCAGCCGCATCGCCCAGCAGGCGTTTCGCTACTGCGAAATGTCCGCCCTGTCGTCCTTCGGCGACGACAGCCCCGAGGCCCGCGCCGCGGCGGAGCAGTATCCGCTCGTCCGCGACGCCGGCCTCCGGCGCGCGGACTGGTCCTTCGCGTCGGAGCTCCTCGAGCTCAGCGAGGCGACCGGCATGATCGCCGACGATGATCTCCCCTACGCCTACCAGCTGCCGCCCCGCGTCCTCGCCGTGCGCGAGGTCCTGCCCGAGCTGACCGCCTGGCGCATCGACGGGCGCCTGATGCGGACCGACGAGCCGACCCTGCAGCGGTTCCGGGCCACGGTGCAGATCACGAACGAGAACCTCCTGCCGGCCGAGTTCGCCGACTATCTGGCCTATCTCCTGGCCTCGCGTCTGAGCCCGGTGTTCGCGAGCTCGGCCAACCGCGCCACGTCCCTCGAGCAGCGGGCCGAAGCCGCCTTCGTCCTGGCCCTGCGCGCCGACCGCGGCCAGGCGTCGGCCCAGCGATGGGACGGCCTGACCGGCGAGGGCGACTGGGCCGGGCTGGTGGTGCGATGACCCGATCCTCGCCGCCGCAGCGCAGCTTCGCCTCCGGCGAGATCTCGCCCACCCTCGCGGGCCGCACCGACTACGTCCGCCATCAGACGGGGCTTGCGAAGGCCGCCGGCTTCATCCCGATCCCCGAGGGCGGTTTCACCCGCGCGCCCGGCACCATCTACGAGGGCCGCACCCGAGGCGACGCGCAGGCGCGGCTCATCGAATTCGAGTTCGCGGTGGACGACGCGGTCGTCCTCGAGCTGACGGCCGAATGGATGCGGTTCTGGCGCTACGGCCAGCTCGTGACGTCCGGAGGCTCGCCCTACGAGATCGCGACGCCGTGGAACCTCCCCGAGATCAAGCAGCTGAAGTTCGCCCAGACCGCGGACGTGACCTACTTCGCGGACGGCAAGCGGGCGCCTCGCCGCCTGCGACGCTTCGCGCTGGACGACTGGCAGCTGGACCGCGCCCCCTTCTCCGGCGGTCCGCTCCGTCCGTGGAACACCGACCAGGACGTGAGCGTCGAGGCCTCCGCGGCGACCGGATCCGTCACGCTGACCGCGACCGGCGGCGACGTCTTCGACGCAGGCATGATCGGCAGCTTCTTCGCGATGAAGGTGGTGGACTGGTCGGCGATCCCGCTGTGGACCGGCAACACGGTCTTCAGCTTGGGCGACAAGGTCCGCTACGACGGGCGCGTTTACGAGTGCACCGACGAGGCGACGGCGGCGGACAAGAACGTCAGTCCGCCGAGCCACGCCACCGGAACCGTCCTGAGCACCAAGGACGGCCCGACGTGGAAATTCATCTCGACGGACCGCGGCCTGGTGGAGATCACCGCCGTCGCCTCCGCCACATCGGCGACGGCGCAGGTGATCGACCGGATCCCCGACGAGATCGTGGGCGGCGGGACCTGGGATTGGGCGGCGGGCGCCTGGTCCGACCTATACGGCTGGCCCGCGGCCGTCACCTTCCACGACCAGCGCTCCGTCTGGGCCGCGACCGAGAGCGAGCCCCGGACCGTCTGGGCCTCGGGCATCGGCGACTATCTCGATTTCGCCGAGGGCGTGAACGCCGACGAGGCGTTCGCCTACCAGCTGGCGACGCAGCGGGGCCTCAACCGCATCGTCTGGCTGCAGGGCGGTCAACGGGGCCTGCACATCGGCGCCACCGGCGAAGTGCAAGGCGCGCGCTCGACGGTAGGCGACGAGGTCCTGTCGATCGAGAGCGCCGCGTTCGGGATGATCGCCTCGATCGGCGCGCACCACGCGCAGCCGATCGCGCCGATGGGCAAACCCATCTACGTCTCGCGCGACCGGAGCCGCGTCCTCGAGCTGCGGTTTCAGCTGCAGGAGGACAGCGTCCAGCCGCTGAACCTCTCTCTCCCGGCCCGGCATCTAGGGGCCGAGCGCTTCGACATCATCGCCTGGCAGAGCTCGCCGCTGCCGATCGCGTGGATCGTCCGGCGCGACGGCGACCTGGTCGCGATGATCTACGATGCCGCCGAGGACGTGCTGGGCTGGTGCACGATCCCGATGGCCGGGGGCGTGGTCGAGGAGGTTTCGGTCACGGCCGCGCCGGATGGCGGGGACGACGAGGTGCGCGTCGTCGTCAGGCGGACGATCGGCGGCGAGACGCGTCGCCACGTCGAGCGCCTCGCCCCGTTCTGGGGCCTGCTCACCGGGGACATGAAGATCGCCGAGGCGTGCCACCTCTACGCCGCCGCCGAGAAGATTTTCGAGGAGCCGGGGCAGGTGGTGGACGGCCTCGAGCACCTCGAGGGCGAGGACGTCCTCGTGTGGACGGACAAGGGGCAGTTCGGCCCCTACACCGTCGCGAGCGGCCGCGTGACGCTCGAGCTCCCCGTGTCCCGCGCCTGGGCGGGGCTGAACGACGACGGCCAGCGGGCGCGCACGCTCAGCCTCTACGCCGCGACCCGCAGCGGCGACGGCATGGGCCGGCAGACGAAGCTCACCGGCGCCGGCGTCCGGCTGCAGCGGACCGCGGGCTATCGGATCCGCGCGATCGAAAGCGAGTGGGGGAGAGACGAGCGCGTCGGCGACTGGTTCGAGCGGAACGGCCAGACCGTGCCCGGCGACCTGGTGAAGGCGTGGAGCGGCGTCGATCCCGTGAATATCAACGCCGGATGGGCCGCGGCGATCGCGCTGGAATTCGCGCCGCTCGGCGCCGCCCCGATGACCGTCCTCGCCCTCACTCCGACCGTGGAGGCGCGGGACTGATATGTGCTTGATGGCGGCAGCCGCGCTCCCTGTCCTCGCCGGCGGAGCCACCGCGGTCGGAACCGGCGCCGCCGCCGCCGGCGCCGCCACCGCGGCCACCGCCGCCGCCGCGGCCGCGCCCGCCGCGGCGGCCGGGTGGAGCCTGGGGCAGCTCGCCCTCACGGCGGGCTCCCTGATCTCCGCCGGCGGCGCGCTCTACTCCGGCTACCAGCAGTCGCAGCAGGCTGAAGCCTACGCCAAGGCGCAGGAGCAGCAGGCCGAGACCGAGCGGATGCTGGGCGCCATCGAAGACCAGCGGGTGCGCGAGCGGATGCGGGCCGAGCTCGGGCGCATGCAGGCCGGCCTCGCCGCCCGCGGCGTGACGCTCGGGAGCCCGTCCAGCCTGGCCCTGGCGGACCGGGCGGCGCGCGAAACCTCCTTCGCGAGCCAGGAGGCCCGCAGCCGGTCCGGCGCCCGTGTCGGCACGCTGACCGCCTCCGCCCGGCAGTCGCGGGCCCTGGGCGGCGCCGCGCTCCTGAAAGGCGGCATCGGCGCAGCCGGGTCGCTGCTGACCGCGGCGCCAGAGCTCTGGCCCGAGCTCAGCGCGCGACGGGTGCTCGCATGAGCCGTCTGACCGTCCCCCTCGGCCCGCTCGCCGGCGGCGCCTCGGCCACCCCGCCCGCGCCCGTCGACGACGGCCTCGGCCGCGCGACAGAGGAGCTGGGGGCCCGCATCTTCCAGGCCGGCCAGGCGCTCGAGGCGGACCGCCTGCAGGCGCAGTTCTCCGACGCCTACACGACGGCCGCCACCGGCCTCGCCGACCTGCGCGTGGAGCTTGAGCGGGAACAGGACCCCGACCGTCTCGATGCGGCCTGGTCGGCCCGGGCCGAAGAGCTCAAGAGCCGGGCCGCCGAGGGGCTGGACGAGCGCAACAGGCAGCGGTTCGCCTCCGCTTGGGCGTCCATGTCCACGCCGGTCAAGATCGACCTGGGCCGCCGCAGCAACGACCTGCGCGGCGCCCGGGCGCTGACCCAGCTGTCGCAGCGGGCGCAGGCGGACGCCGGCCTCCTGCTGCTGTCGAGGGATGAGCGGGCCAAGGCGACGGACGAGTATGCGACCCAGCTCGCCGGCGCCGTCGCGCTGGGGCAGGTCCCGATGGAGCGCGTCCCCGGGATCCTCGCCTCCTATCGGGCGGACCTGACGCAGCCCGCCCTCCGGCGGCTGCTGTCGGAGGATCCCGCCCGGCTGGTGGCGATGATCGACGCCGGCGAATTCGAGGACGCGCCCGCCGACCTGCGCGAGCAGTTCCGCGCCTCGGCCGCCTCCGCCGTCAGGGCCCAGGAGAGCGCCGCCGCCACGGCCGCCGCCGCCGATCGGACGCGGGCGGAGGCGCGCGCCGACCAGGATCTCGAGGACCTGATCGCCGTGGCCGAGCTCGGCGGCGTCTGGGAGCGAGAGGCCGAGGTTTTCGCCGATCCGCTCGCGCGCGAGCGGCCCGGGTATTTCGACGCCTACGCCGTCGCGGCGCTGCGGGACGAGGGCGTGCCGCGGATGACCCCCGCCCAGATGCGCGAGCACCTGGCGGGCCTGCGCGCGCAGGCGATGCGGGGCCCGGAGGAGGCCGCGCAGGTCGCCGCCCTCGAGAAGATGATCCCCGCGGCCGAAGCCGCCTGGCGGGACGATCCGATCGCGAAGGCGCGCGCCGTCGGGCTCGCCGCGCCGTCCGACCTGCCGCCCGACCTGTCCTCGCCCTCCGCCTGGGCGACCGCCCTGCGCGAGCGTGGCGCGATCATGGGCGCGCTGGCGGAGGCGGGATACGTCCAGCCGGGCGCCTTCGCCCCCTTCACCGCCGACGAGCGCGAGCGTCTCGGCCGCATGGCCGGCGTCGAGGCGCGCCCGGAAGACCGCGCGGCGCTCGCCGAGATCCTCGCCCGATCCTTTCCGGCCCAGGTGCACCGCGTATTCGGCGAGGTCGCCCCCGACGATCGCGCCTTCGCTCACGTCGGCCAGATGCTGGCGGGCCGCGGTTCGCGCTCGGCCGCCCTGTCCGCCTTCCGCGGCGCGCAGGCGATCAAGTCGGGCGCCGTCGCCCTGCCGACGCCCGAGGATCGGCGCGCGGTCTTCGCCGAGGTGGCGGGCGACGCCATGCGCTACCTGTCCGGCAGCTACGCCCAGGTCCTCGCCGCGGCGGACGCGATTTATGGCGAGGTCGGCGCGGGGATCGATCCGAAGGACAGCCCCGCCGAAGCGCGGGAGGCCTACAAGCAGGCGATCCAGCGAGCCCTCGGCCGCGCCGCCGTCAACGCCCGCAGCGATGCGGGTGGTATCCAGGAGATCAACGGTCGCGCCACCCTACTTCCGCTGGGCCTGACCGCGCCCGAAGTATCCAATGTGCTCCGCGGAATGCGCGGGCCGGAGTATCGCGGCTTGTCGGACGGTCGGGCGCAGGCGCTCGCCCTCGAGGCGCTCGCCGCGGCCAGCGTTCACGGCGGCGCGGCCGAGTTCCTGAGCGGGGATCCGCTGGCCTTCGAGCACCTCGAGGACGTCACCTTCGTCGCCACCAGTCAGGGCTCGCATCGGGTTCAGATCAAGGGCGTCGATCTGGTCGACGCGAAGACCGGCGGGCCCTTCGAGGTCTCCCTGCAGCGTCTCGTCTCCGAGGCGCGCCAGCGGGCGGGGGCGCGGCCGTGACCTTCTTCCTCCCCGAGACGCAGCCCGGCGCCCCCGCAACCGATCTGCCCTTCGATCCGGCGCCGCTGCCGCCGGCTGGTTTCGGTGAGACCGTGTCGGCTGCCTGGGAGCAGGAGCAGCTCCTGCAGAATGCATGGGACTATGCCGGCCAGGTGCGACGCCAGCTCCTCGAGGAGATCAACGCCGGCCTGCCGCAGAAGCCCTTCGCGCGGCCGCTGGTCGAGGAGTGGCAGCGCACCGGCGACTGGCGCCCGATCCGGGCCCGCGTCCTCGAGGCCGCCCGCCGCCAGGCCGCCCTCGAGCCGGGCGCCTGGGGCGCGCTGCCGCTCGAGGAAGAGGCGTTCGAGCGCGAGGCGCTGCGCCGGCGGCAGGCCGAGCTCGAGGACGTGCAGACGACGCTCCGCATGGGCTCCGGCCCGGTGGCCGAGTTCATCGGCGCGGCGGGTCGCGCATCGACCGACCTGCCCAGCCTGGCCCTGATGCCGCTCGGCGCCGGCGGCGGCCTCGCCCGCGTCTTCGCCGGCGAGATCGCCCTGGGCGTGCTGGGCGAAGCGATCGCCCTGCCGGCGCAGTTCTCGACGGCCGAGGAGCTCGAGCAGCCGGACCCCAACGTCGCGGCGCAGCTGGCGATCGGCGGCGTAGGCGGCGGCGTGCTGGCGACCGCGCCGGTCGCCGCGGTCCGCGGCGCGGCCTATCTCGCCGGCCGCCGGGACAGGCTGCGCGCCGGGCGGCCCGAAACCGCGGATCCGGCCGAGCACCAGGCGCGGGAGGATGCCGCGACCGAGGCGCTCCGCCGCGGCGAGCCCGTCCCTGCGCCCGCGCCGGTCGGCGACGACGGGCTGCGCAGGGCGGCGCGACGGATCGTCTACGCGGAGAGCCTCGGCCGCCCGGATGCGAAGAACCCCAACAGCACCGCCACCGGACCCGGCCAGTTCATCGAAGAGACCTGGCTGGGTCTGATCAAGCGGCACCGGACCGATCTTTGGAACCGGCACGGCCGTAGCGAATTGCTCGCCAAGCGGACCGACCCCAAGCTCGCGATGGAGATGACCGAGGCGCTGGCTCGGGAGAACCGAGACTTTCTCGAGGCCCGCGGGATATCGGCCGCCGAGCCGGACCTCTACCTCGCGCATTTCATGGGCGCGGAGGGGGCCGCCCGGGCGCTTGCGGCCGATCCGTCGACGCCGGTCACCCAGGTCATGAGCCCGGCGCAGATCGCGGCCAACGCCAACATCCTCTATGGAAACCGTCGCCTTCCGGCCTGGACCGTGCGCGACCTGCGCCGCTGGTCCGAAAGCAAGATGGGCCTGACCGCGGATCCCGGCGACGCCTATGCCGCCGGCAGTCGGGCGGGCTACACGCGGCCGGATCAGGTGGTGACGCCCGAGGGGATGCGCGTCCCGGTGACCTACGAGGTCGTCGATTTCGACAGCCTGATCTTAGCCAGCGGGAACCGTCAGAACCGCGACCGCTCCCGGCCGGCGCCCACGGCCGAGGTGATCCGGCGGGCCGCGAACCTCGATCCGGCGCTGCTGATGCCGGACCCGAAGGCCGGCTACGGCGCCCCCATCGTGGGTCCGGACGACGTGATCGACAGCGGAAACGGCCGGACCATGTCGATCATCTACGCCGCCCGGAACGTGCGGGATCGCTACGACGCCTATGTGGACGCCATCCGCGGCGCCGGCTTCGAGATCCCCGAAGGAGTGACCAGCCCGATCCTGGTCGCCCGCCGCGGCGCCCTCTCGGCCGAGGACGAGGCGCGCCTGGCGCGGGGCGCCAACGTGGAGGCGATCGAGCGGCTCAGCGCCACCGAGCAGGCGCGCACCGATGCGGCGGCGATCGACGCCGAGTTGCTGGGTCTCTACGACCCCGCAGCCGGGGATCCGTTCGGCGCCCGGAACGCCCGCTTCCTGCGGGGCATGGTCGACCGGCTGCCGCCCGGCGACCGCGGCGCCCTGCTGACCGACGACGCGCGCCTTTCCGCCCCGGGCCGGGAGCGCCTGCGCTCCGCCCTGTTCGCTCGCGCCTATGACGCGCCCGACCTCACCGCCATCCAGGCCGAGGACGGCGGCGGCGAAGTGCGCTCGATCGCCGAGGCCCTGACCGACGCCGCCGCGGCGTGGGCGCAGATGCGCGCGGCCGTGGCCGCCGGTCGGATCGATCCCGCCTTCGACATCACTCCGGACCTGGTCGCGGCGATCCGCCTGGTGCAGGAGGCCCGCCGTCAGGCCGCGCTCGAGGGCGTGAGCGTGCGCGCGGCGATCGCGGACGCGCTGGCGCAGGGCGACATGTTCGGCGGCGGCCCCAGCCCGGCCGCGGCGCGCCTGGTCGGCCTCCTCTACGACGGCGGCCGCGCGCGATCCCGCGAGAGCATGGCCCGCAGCCTGACGGACTACGCGGCCGAGGCGATCCGCCTGGGCGACCCCGACGACCTCCTAGCCGCGGCTGGCCCCGCCGGTCCGCTCGACGCGCTGGACGCGATGGCGGCGCGCGTGGGGCGCGAGGAGCCGTCAGCCCGTGGCGACGCGGCCGAGGACGAGACGGGCGCTCAGCGGGCGTCCGACGCGGCCCCGGAGCAGGGTCCCCGCCTGATCGAGATCGAGGGCGTCGACGACGCCGCCTGGCGCGACGGCGCCGCTGCGCCGCTCGCCCAGGCGGCCGACGACCAGGCGGAAGCGGATCTGCGGGCGGCGATCGACGGCGGGGCGCAGCAGGAGCAAGGCGCATTCGCAGACCTCCCGACAGACCGACGGCTGACGGATGCCGAGCACGCCGAGGTGGAGGCGTTCCTCGACCGGGAGATCCGGAGCCGCTCCTCGCTGTCGCCTGAGGAGATGACCCGCATTGATCGGACCTATCGCGACAACGGCGACGACGATGTCCGGAACCTGATCGCGGAGGGCTCGGTCCCCGCTCCGCGCGACCTCCGGCTGTTCCGTGGCGAAGGCCTCGACGAGATAGCCGACGGCTATGCGTCTTACACGTTCAGCCGGCATGCCGCCGCGAATTTCGGGCGCGTTCGGGAGGTGCTCGTGCCTGCCGGCACGCCTGTCTATTCGCCCCGCTCCGGCATCTCCGGCGGCGAGGTGCTGCTGTCCCCGTCGGATCACCTTCGGCTTCGCGACCGCGATCCGGCGGCGTCCCAAGGGCTTTCGGGCGAGACCGGCGCCGCGCTTGAGACGCTGCGCGCGGAGGTCGCGACGGCGGACTTCGTCGTGGAGATCGACGGGGTCCCGGCTCGCGCCTCCGACGTTTTGCGCGAGCTCGACGACGACGCCGAGTTCGCCGAGGCGATCCAGTTCTGCCGACCGGGGGGGCGTCTCGATGCCTGACATGTTCGACTGCCTGCAATCCGGCATGGACGACGGCCTGCTGAACAGGGCCCGCGGCCAGGCGGCGCAGAGCGAGTATCGCGAGCTCTACGACCGCTACCGGCGGCACATGCCCGACGCCGCGGCCGCGGCCCAGGCGGCGGCCGACGTGAAGGAGGCGGCGAAGCGGGGCGCCGCCTCGCGCCGTCATGCCGTCATCGCGCAGCTGCAGCGCATGCAGGCGAATGGGGTGCACATCGCCAACGCCGCCCGGCCGGACCTCGCGGTCAAGAGCCTGCTGGAATTCGGCGAGGGGCGGGGCGACCAGTTCCTGGGCGTCCGCTCGATCCGCGACGGGCTCAGCCGCCAGCTGCGCGGCATGATCCCCGAGTTTCTGCGCCAGAACCGCCGCGACCTCCTGGGGCGACCGAAGAACAAGGCCCTCCTCTACGACGTCGTGCGCGAGATGCATGGCGAGAAAACCGGCAAGCCCGAGGCCGCGAATATGGCGAAGGCCGTAGGCGCCGCCTTCGAGCGGGCGCGGTCGCTGTTCAACGCCCACGGCGGCGATATCGGGAGGCTGGCCGACTTCGGCCTGCCGCACAGCCACGACGCCCGTGCCATGCGCAAGGCGAAGTTCCCGAAGTGGCATGATGAGATCGTCGATCGGCTCGACTGGTCGCGCATCGAGGATCACAAGACCGGCAAGCCATTCGCGCCGACTCCCGGTGGCAAGCCCGATCCGGCGCGAGCCCGCGCGTTCCTGAACGACATCTATGAGAACCTCACGACGGGCGGGTGGGACGATCGCGTGCCGGCGCTGACCGCCAACGGCAAGGCGCTCTACAACCGGCGGGCCGAGAGCCGGATCCTGCACTTCAAGGGCGCGGACCACTGGCTCGCCTACAACGAGGCGTTCGGGACTGCCAATCCGCTGGTCGCCATCGTCTCGCATCTGGACGGCATGGCTCGCGACATCGCCCTGATGAAAGTCCTCGGCCCCTCGCCGAAGGCCGGCCTCGAGCACGCGATCCAGACCGCGCAGCGCGTCGCCAGCCAGGCGAAGGATAAGGACGCCGAGGCGCGGGTGAAGAAGGCGGCCGTCACGGCGCGGGCGATGCTCGCCCACCTGACAGGCGCCGCCAACGACCCTGCGGATGGGTGGTGGGCGGGCTTCCTGTCCGGGACCCGCAACGTCCTGACCGCGGCGCAGCTGGGCTCCGCGCCGCTGTCCGCCGCCTCCGACCTCTGGACCCAGCGCATGGCCGCCCGCGCCGTGGGCATGAACCCGGGCAACGTGGTCTCGCGCACCGTGCAGCTCCTCGCCTCGAGCTCGACGCGCGAGACGGCGGCGCGCATGGGCTACATCGCCGACACCCTCGCCGACGTCGGCAGCGCCCAGGCGCGTTACCTGGGCGACGTCTGGTCCCCCGAGGTGACCGAGACGCTCGCGAGCTTCGTCATGCGCGCCAGCGGTCTCGCCTTCTGGACCGATATGAACCGCACCGCCTTCCAGATGGAGTTCGCTGGCCTGCTGGCCGAGAACGCCGGGCGCCAGCTGGCGGACGTCGACCAGCCGCTGCAGGGGATCCTCCGCGCCCGTGGCCTGCGCGAGGACGACTGGGCGAAGATCGCGGACCCGGCCCTCCTCTTCCAGGCCCCGGACGGCGCGACCTTCCTGGCGCCGGTCCATTGGCGCGAGGCGGCGCTGGCGGCGGGGATGGAGACGGCCGAGGCCGAGAACCTGTCGCTCCGCCTCTCCGCGATCATGGAAGAGCAGATGGAGTTCGCCGTCCCCAGCGTCTCGCTTGAGGCGCGGGTGAGCGTGATCGGCGACGCGCCGCCCGGCACGATCTACGGTGAGATCATCCGCAGCGTGGCGATGTACAAGAACTTCGCCCTCTCGCTGACCCTCAACCAGATCCGGCGCACCATGGCCCAGCCGGCGGCCATGAGCCGGGCGAGCTACGCCGCCCAGCTGATGGCCGGCCTCACCGTGATGGGCGCGGTCAGCGTCCAGCTCAAGGAGCTCGCCAAGGGCAACGACCCGCGCCCGATGGGCGATGCCGGCTTCTGGGGCGCCGCGGTCTTCCAGGGCGGCGGCCTGGGCATCTTCGGCGACTTCTTCAAGTCCGAGACCAGCCGCACCGGCGGCGGCCTGGCCGAAACGCTGGGCGGCCCCGTCGTCGGCCTGACCGGCGACGTGTTCCGCGCGGGGGCGTCCAACGTCGATCGCGTGGCCGCCGGCAAGGATCCGCTGCTCGGCCGCGACCTGGTCAACCTCGCCCGCCGCTACACCCCCGGCTCGACCCTCTGGTATGGGCGCCTCGCGCTCGACCGCCTGGTCTGGGACCAGATGCAGGATCTTCTCGATCCCGAGGCCGCCACCCTCTGGCGGCGCCAGGAGCGCAAGCAGCGCCGCGACTACGGAACCGCGCCCTGGTGGGCCCGGGGCGAAACCGCCCCCGACCGCGCCCCCGACTTCGCCAACGCCTTCGGAGGGGACCGATGACCACCGAGACTTTCGAGCCGGCCCCGAGCTACGTGATCGCGAACGCCGGGCCCTACGCAATCCCCTTCGAATACGAGGGCGGGTCCGAGATCGTCGCGACCGTCACCAAGGACGATCTCGAGCTGTCGCTGGTGGTCGACACGCATTTCACCGTCGATCCGGATGCTCGGGCGACAGGGGGAGAGCTGACGCTCACCGACACCGCGGCGGCGTCCTTCGCGGGATGGGTGCTGCGCATCGGCCGGGCCACGCTGATAGAGCAGGGCTGGGCCGCCCAGGGCGGGGCTCGCGAGCGCGGCCTCGAGGCGCAGCTCGACCGCCAGGCGCGCGCCATCCAGGACGTCGCCCGCGGGCTGGCGCTGCTGGCGCTCGACGTGGGGCGGGCGCTGCGCGTGCCGCCCAGCACCGGCGCCGTCAACCACTTCGACCGCGACACCTGGGCGGGCCGCCTGGTCGGGATCGGCAATGACGGCAAGCCGACCCCGCTCGAGCTCGCCCCCCTGTCGGTCTCGCCAGGGAACCGGATCATCTCCTATGCGCGCGAGATCGAGTTCCTGACGCCCGAGCCCGAAGTCGAGTGGCTCGAGGCGCTCGGGCATTGGGCGCCGGGCGACGGCGGCCGGGCGCTCTATGCGCGGGTCGACGACGAGCCCGACCACCCCGGCAAGTTCCAGACCGCGGACGGCGGCTGGTGGGAGCTGCGATCGCAGATCATCGTTCCCGAGATGCTGGGCGCGATCGGCGACGGCCTGACGGACGACGCCGACGCGATCAACGACGCCGTCCTCGTCCGCAACCGCGTGCAGCTGCTGGGCGTTTACGGGGTCGCCTCGCCCATCCACCTCGGACGGTTCACCAACCTGATCGGTCCCGGGATGATGGAGGACGGCCTGCGCCTCGTCGCCTCCGGCGCGTGCCTCCTCGCCGGCGAGGACGGCAATTCCGGCTACGGCCTCACGGTCCAGGACCTGCTGGTCGACGGCATGGGCATCGCGTCCAAGTGCATCGTGCTCGGCGACGGCATCACCCAGGCGATCGGCATCCAGAACGTGCGCGTGCGCGACTACGAAGACGTCGGCGTGGAGATCGGGGCCAACTCCGACCAGCTGACCCTCGATCGGCTGAACGTCACCGGCGCGCGCAACTGCAGCCCGACAGGCTGGGCGGTCACGCACAAGGGCCCGGGCCCGATCTACGCGGTCAACTGCGAGCTCTCGAGCGGCCGCGGCGGGGGGATCTACTCCCAGGCGCACTGCACGCTGGTCAACACGCGCGTCAATTTCTTCGCGACGGGCCTGATCCGCTTCGAGCCGCCCACCAAGAACAACTTCATGAACCTGGTGGGGGTCTTCATTGAGAACTGCGGGAACGTCCACAAGGACGACCCCGTGCCTGCGGGGTCTCCTGTCGCGATCCTTTGCGACGGGCTCTTGGATCCCAGCGGGACGACGAGCGGCGGGATAATCATCGAGGCGCCGCAGAAGATGCAGGCCGCCTGGGCGAGCACCTTCGCCAAGGCCGCGAACGGCGGCTGCATCATCTTCGACGCCCGCATGCCCTGGCAGGGCAACGACGGCAACCGCGACCTCGAGGCGATGGAGGTGGCGGGCACGGGAAGCGGCTCGTTCATCGAGGCCCAGCGCGGTCCCTGGCGCTACGACGACTGGTCGAAGGTCCAGACCATCGGCCGGTTCGACCCCCAGACGGTGGGGCCGCCGTTCCGCTTCGACCCCCGATATGCCGACCTGCTCTGGGAGGCAGACTTCTCGACGACGGCGGGCTGGTCCGTGCCCGGAACCGTGAGCGGTCTCGCGGTCGGTCCGGACGGCCAGTCCCTGGTGTGGACGTGCGCCGGCACCGGCGCCTCGATCTACCGCGACCTGCCCGCGAGCGTCGTCGAGGGCTACGCCGGCCGTCCGCTGTTCCTGCTGTCCAAGTTCACGCACACGGGATCCGGCGAGGTCTTCGTGAACACCCGCCTTTCCAAGCCCCCTGCGCCGACGCCACCTGCGCCCGATCCGGGCGCGATCCTGTCGAAGATGGCGGCGGCGCAGTCCTGGCAGGGCAGCGTCTACGGCTTCAACAAGACGAGCTTCCACTGCTTTCCCGCGTTCCTCGACGCGGCGGGCACCTTGCGCGTGAGCGGCGGCCACGACAGCGGCATGACCGCGAGCACCGCCGGGATCACCTGGCACTCGGCCGAGCTCTGGGCGCTCGGCTGATCGCCTGAAAGAGGACCTGGACCGCATGCTTTCCCTCTCCCTTTCACCCATGGCAGTCGCGACCCGGGGGCGAGCCGACGTCGTCGACAGCGGGAGCAGCGTCGACAGTTTGGTCACGACCCACGGCGGCGGCATTCTGGACGCAGTCGACAGCCCCTTGTGGCAGGACGCGGCGAAAACCGTTCCGGCCGGCGTCGGCAACAACGTGCGGTCGTGGTCCTTCGCCGGCGGCGGCGCCGATGCCGTGGCGCCGAGCGGCAGCGAGAGCCCCCTGCTGATCGCCGCTGGCGCCTCCCGCGCGCTTTCCTTCGACAACACCGACGACCTCATGACGATCGCGATGGGGGCGGCGGTTCCGGTGCTGAACGCGGCGGCCGGAACCGCCTGGACGGTTTCTTATGTGGCCGCTACGCGCACGTCCATTTTCGAGCCGATCATCGCGCAGGACAGCCCGAACTTCACAGTTTTCTTTGGGAACGGCGGCCCAAAGATGACTTACAACCTCCGAAACGGGGGTAATTTCGACTTCGTTCCAACGCCGGTTCAAGACGTCTACTTCGCTGTAGCGATCAGATGGACGGGGACCGCCGCGGAATACAGCATCGACGGCGGATCGTGGACCGCGATGACCATCGGCTCCGGAACGATGAACACCGCCGCGCCCATCGAGATTTCGAGGAACGGCGCTGGCGCGGTCGACGTCTCCCGGATCGTGCTGCTCAAGGGCGCGATCTCGGATGCGGAGCACACCGACATTCTGGCGCCCTCGAACGCCTCCCGTATCGCGGAGTTGAACGCATGAGCGACCAGCCATATTCCCTCGTCATCGTCGCCCCGGCGGCGCTGGTCGAGGCGCTGCGCGACGCCTCCGAGGCCGCGGGCCACGGGCGCGGGTTCGCCTGCGCGCTGGCCGTCGACGGGATCGGGCCGGCGACGCACTACGCCCTCCGCGCGGATGCCGGCCCGATCCTGCTCGGCCAGCTAGACGCCGGCTTCGGGCTGGACCCGCTGGACGCCGCCCAGGTCGCCTACAGCTACCATCTCCGCAGCAGCGGGCCCTGGGGCAGCGACCACCTCGAAGCGGTGCTGACCCCGGACGGCGAGGATCTCCTGTCCCCCGCCATGCGGGCGCTGATCCCGGCCGGTCTGCAGAGGATCGAGGATTGAGCCCGGCCGACATCAGCCTCCGGCCGCGCGCCCTCTTGCCGTCGCCCAGACGACGGGCGCGGCCAAGCGCGCCCGAGGCTCCGCATGCGCCTGGCGATCCCACCCCCCTCTAACCTCTCGCAAGCAAGGAGATGTCCAATGTCCAACCCCTACAACGGTCACTCGCCGTCGCGCTTCGGCTCCGTGTCCGACCTGGTCCCGGTCACGCCGTCCGATGACGACGCCCTCCCGACGCCGGCGCTCGGCCTCTATGTCCAGGGCGCCGGCGCGGTGAGCTTCATCGCCCATTCCGGCGAGACGCGGACCGTCAGCGTCCCGGCGAACTTCTACCTGATCTGCGCCATGTCGCAGGTTCTCGCGGCCGGCACCACCGCGACCGGCATCCACGCCCTGGTCCTCTGA